GAGCCTGTGGCGTGGCTTATTACAGATGAAAAAATCAACAGCCTTCAAGTGGATTCAATTCAACGCTTGGTTGACCGAGCAAGACACGCACACATGACTGACATCAAGTTGCGTATCAACGGTCAAGATGAGTGGCATCAGGCTGATTGGCTGAAGCATCTAACTCGCACCACCCCACCACAGCGCACATTTGTAGGGCTGACAGATGAGGAGATTGCACAGGGCTGTAAAGAATCTTGGGTAACTGAACAGGCGTGGCAGTCAGCAGTGTGGTGGGCAGAGGAAAAGCTGAAGGAGAAGAACACTTGATTAACTGCCAAAAGTGTCAAAAAACCAGTTGCGCTAAACAAGTAGCAAAACAAAAACTAACTGTTCTTACTTGTACCGCATATAAAGCAAAGAAAACAAACATGAAAACTTGTCCAAACTGCGGAAAGGTAGAGGGTGGTCACTCAAGCATATTGCAAGGGTGTGTATGTCAATACTCTATGCAAGCACCACCACAACGCACATGGCAGGGACTGACGGATGAGGATATTTCAGAAATTGTTAGGGGTACACATAACACAGGAAGTTTTGTTAGAGCCATTGAATCCAAACTCAAGGAGAAAAATACTTGACAAACGCATTCAACTCAAGGGTCAACCATCTGTTTGGCTGAGTGACGAGAAGATGAAACGCTTCAAACAGGGTGAGGAGTTTGCCAAACGCAAGCAGGACAAGCGAGGAATCCATGAGCAAAACCAAGTCTTTATCTACTCCAAAGCCTTATCCAACAAAAAATGATTCAGCAGATCAGGACATTCTTTGGTAAACAAAGAGGTGAAAGCGGTAAGCGCAGAACCGAAGTAAAGATGGGAATTGCTTGGATTTGCTTGGGTTGCGGCAAAGTGTTCACTAACAAAGCACTTGCAGATATTCATAAGTGCATTAGGGGAATCCCTTATATCAATTATGATAATGTCTGACAGAATACACACATTGATAGGTTTTTTAACAGGAGTGAATTATGGATTTTGAGAGAGAAAAATGGATGGCATTGCAAGACCTGAATCCCTCAGATGTTGCAGATGCGATATGCGATAGCCAAGCTATCGTTGAAGCAATCCAATCAAACGCATGGGCTGATGTTGCAGACATGGTTCGGTCAAGAGTTGAACTCAAAGCAGAACGACTTGCACAAACAGCATTAGAAATTCCATTGACTCGTTGGGTTGATAGTGAAGAAGAACTTAATCTCTGGCGTTTTTATCGCATGGAATTACAGCGTGAAGCTATTGAACAGAACAAGCCTAAATTGCCTAAAATCAACCCCTACACCAGCGAGGCCAGCAATGAAAACTAAGCTGAATTTAGAGAGAATCATTGAGGAGCATTCCAATGAGTATTACTGTGCGTTCTGCATTAAACCTCGCAATCCAACAGATCAATGTTGCGATGACTCGGTTTTTATCTTATTTTCAGATTTGGACACCTACACTCAGTTTGAAAGAGCGGCAGAGATTGCTCAAAAGGGCGGCTAGGCGAGTGAAAGAACAACCTAAGACGCAACGGGTGGTTATGCCATCCAAACTCATCACCGACCCAACATTCGGGTATGTGAACTCAGCCCTGACAAATGTTCAGGATACATGGAAGAAGCATTCAACAGGAGTAAACAATGCTGGATTATTCAACAATCCTAATGCGCATAGAACGAACGACAAAGAGTCTGGAGGACAAGTGCCTACACAAAAAATTCGTAGGGTTCAATAACGATATTGCTCAGATGCACAGCGATTTGACGCTGTTGGCAATGTGGTCAGTTAATCAAGAGGCGATAGATATTTTTAACGATGTAATGGGAGTCAAGGAATGAATCAAGAAAAGGTGTTAACAGTGGGTAATTTGGTTGACAGAAAAGAAGCAATCAACAAGATGCTGTCAGCAAATGTCAATAATCACACTGAGAAAAAAGGCAATTTGACATATCTTTCATGGGCGTGGGCATGGGCAGAAGCACTCAAAGCTGATGAAGATGCCACTTTCAGAGTTGAAATGTTTAACGACAAGTGTTACATGGATATAAACGGCACTGCAATGGTGTTCGTCACAGTCACAATGTTTCGCAAACCAGTGACTTGCCAACTTCCAGTAATGGATTTCCGCAACAAAGCAATCCTCAATCCTGACGCATTTGCAGTCAACACCGCCATCATGCGTTGCATGACTAAGGCTTTGTCTCTGCATGGCTTGGGTTTGTATATCTATGCTGGAGAAGACTTGCCTGAAGGCGAAGGTTCAGACATAGATGTCAACAGCATGATTGACCATTTAGCGGCTATTGAAGCGGCATCCACCATTGAGGAGTTGAAAGATGTTTACACCACTGCTTACAGTGCTTGCGGTTCTGATAAGACTTGGCAGAAAAAAATGATTGATGCTAAAGAAAAGCGTAAAGGAGCATTGAAATGACTTTTACTGAAAATGAAGTTGCTGTTATGGCGGCTGAAGCGTGTAAAACAGATGTTGGCTTTAAGTCATGGACTATTTCAACTAAACACTTGCAAATCTTTGCTGAAATGGTTGCGGCAGAGGAGCGTGAAGCCTGCGCAAGAATTGCGGAACATTTGAAAGAGTATTTTCCAACTGATGACGTTGCTCCTCATCTTCGATCAAGGGGACAAACATGGGAGAAGTAGAACAACTTTCTGCCGAATGGTTTAAACAGCGTTGCGGTAAAGCTACTGCTTCTCGTATCTCTGACATTGTTGCTAAGACAAAGACAGGCTACAGCACAAGCAGAGTTAACTACATGGCACAGTTGGTAGTCGAGCGCATGACTAACCAAGTCGGAGAGTCTTACTCAAATGCCGCAATGGAATGGGGTGTTGAGAATGAACCCTTTGCCAGAGCCGCATACGAGGTTAAAACAGGCAATACAGTCGATCAGGTAGGTGCTATTGACCATCCAAGTATTGCCATGTCTGCCGCCTCTCCTGATGGCTTGATTGGTGACGATGGATGCTTAGAGATCAAGTGTCCAAACACTTCAACCCATATCGACACTATTCTTGGTGGTGAGCCAGCAAAGAAGTATTACGACCAAATGCAGTGGCAAATGGCGTGTGCAAACAGAAGTTGGTGTGACTTTGTGAGTTTTGACCCACGAATGCCAGCACACTTACAACTGTTTGTCCAAAGAATCCAGCGCAATGATGCTTACATTGCAGAACTGGAAAGTGAGGTTGTCCAGTTTCTTGTGGAAGTGGATGACAAAGTGAAAAAACTCAATGAAATTAAGGTGTAAATATGGAACAGCGTGATAACTCAGGTGTGCTTTTTAAAGAGCAAGACAAAAAAACTCCCAATCATCCGGACTATAAAGGGAACATTATGGTCAATGGGCAAGCCTATTGGCTGTCAGCATGGATTAAAGAGGGAAAGAACGGCAAGTTCATGGGACTAGCGGTCAGCCCTAAAGAAGAACAAACAACCCAACCTCAAAGCAAGCCTAAAGCCAAGATTGAGGACATGGATTCGGACATCCCTTTCTAGGTTCTTACAAAATTAAGGGGTGAAAGAATTGCATCTTGTATATGTGTGTGTCTGCAATTCCCCTTATTAGTCAATTGCAGACAGTCAGACACAGCCTTCCAAGGCACAAGGTTAACCGCAAGCCAAATATACTGAGGCGGTGACAGTCGGAGAGACGACAATGTGAGTGACTACTAACTTAACAGGAGTGAATGATGACAAAACTAGACGATATACATTTTGGTGGTGGCGTAAAGAAGTTCTTTGACTTGCCTATCTTTAATCGGGTGAGAACATCTGACCCAACAACCAGTTATGAAGCCGCTGATTCTGCAAAGGACTTGGCTTCTAAGCATTTTTGCATGATTGTGGACGCTTTAAAGGCTCATGGCTCACTTGGTAAAGATGGAATAGCCCAACATAGTGGGTTAGAGTCTAATCAGGTTGCAAGGCGTTTAAACGAGTTGTCTAATATGAACTTGATTGAGTTGACAGGACGCACAGTCAAATCAAAATCAGGTCGCAACGAGCGTGAATGGAGAGTTACACATGATTGAAAATGTACTTAGCATAATCACCGTTTTGGCAATTGGTGGAGGAGTACTCATACTTGGTATATGGGTCTTCCTCCACTTCTTTGACGATTAAGCAACTAAGCCATTGAGGTAGGTGGTCTTACCAGCTATCTTGGTGGCAGTCAGTTCTTGTTTCTTAAGGTTGTTTGGGTCATAAGACACATGAACCCAACCAGAATCAGGTACACCTTGGGTGTAGAACTCTAAGATCAATTGCGTGTAATCTAAGTTGTCCATAATCCACTGAGCCAAATCAGCATTGGCAACACCAACTATTTCTATATCTGCCGCCATGCCCTTGCAATGGTCTGAGGACTTCGAGCCATTCACAGCCGCATTGGATTCAGGGCTACGATAGCCAGAGTTCACTGTGACAGACTTACCAAAGTGTTCACGAACAGGTTGCAGAACCATCTCACAAAGAGTTTTCAAGTTCTCCAGTGCCTCATCATCAGGTGTATTGTCTAACCCCAAACGAGTGGCAGTGTCTGACTTGGTGAGTTCTCTCAAGGTAAAGTTTGCTGACAGGTTCATGGTTTCTCCTTTAAGGTTTCGTAGACGGATTGATAGGCTTGCTGACAGGCTGTGAGTTGTCTGATTGCTTCATCTCCTGAGTCGGTGATGGCGACAAGAGATCGAGCAGTCTCTGCGTCAAGTTCGGCTCTCTCTTCACCGCTATCTCGGGGGGGAGTGGTGTTATCTGTGGGGGCTTGTACGGGGCAGTTGGTTGCTTTGACAGGAAGCCGCAACCGCAAAGCACCAGAGGAAATAGCCAAATCACGCTCTTTTGAAATCTGTCTTGCCTTTTCATTTGATGTCCTTAAAGCTGTTGCGGTTTGTGTGACTGCCATTGTCAGTGCCTGTTCTTTCTGCCTAGCTTCAGCATTGAGTTTGGCAATCTCAAGTTGCTGACGAGTGACCTCATCCTCTGAGCCTTTCCAATACCCACCACCAAATGCACTTAGCACCGCCAAGACAATGCCAAGAAGCACATACGGGTTGAAGATGGTCATGGCTTGGGCGGCTCATCGTTGTCGATTGATTCAGCCTTGGCAGTAGCAGAAGCTATCGCCTTGACTCCTGAACGACCAGCAACACCACCAAGTACACCAGTGATGAAAACCATGATGGTTGAAATCTGTTGCGTGTAGACCTTATCAATTGCCGCCATTCCATTCATGGGTTGGGTGACAAATGAAACTGAGTACAAGAACATACCCATAGAAGTCAACAGGATGGTCACTAAGACCACGATAACGAACGCCCATACCCTGACTTCAATTTCATCAGCGGTAAGGCGATTATTTGGTTTGTATCCGACTGTTGGCATTACTTTTTCTCCTTTTCAATTGTTACAAGTTGGTCTGGGCAAGTACCTGAAGCAGTGCAAATGGGTGGTTTGCATTCATCAAGTTCCCAATTTTCAGGGTCTTGGCAAGGGTAGCGGTATCTGTCTTCACAGGCAGACAACATGACCAACACCATTAAACAAACTATTCTCATTTCTCTTTCTCCCTATCTTTTTGTTCAACTTGTCTTCTTAACTTCTCAACCTTTTCAATCTGAGACTTAGCCTCATTTTTAGTCTCCAAGATGTCAAGATAAAGAAATGCCATCAAAGGCAACAACAACGCAATCAGTACGCAAGCCGCAATCCAACCCATCACTTCTTCCCCCAATGGCTTACGAACACGAACCACATCCACAGGTAAAGGAGGAATATAAAAGTCACCACCACTGCCGCTAGCTTTGCTTGTAGGTTTCTTTCCTCCTCTTTGCGTAGCCATGCCTCTTGCCTCTTAATTGCCTCTTGCTTCAACCTCGCCTGAGTCTGCTCCTCATCAATCTTGTCCTTCATGCTGAAGACTTCTGAGTACAGTGCGCCCATCTCAGGAGGGCTTTGATACACCATGCACTCACGAATCTGCACTACCAACGCATCCATCTCTTGCTGTGCCATCACCCTCTTTAAAGCCGCTTCCATGTGGTTTTGGTCAGGGTCATAGACTGTCAAACTTTTTTCTTCTTCTTCCCTTATGTGTGCCGCTAATTGTTCCT